AAGTGAACTACCAGTATTGGTTTAAGGTACAATACTAAAAACAATAATAACCTGAGTGTGTCGGTACTCTAACCTCCGGCTTTAAGAGAGGGCATTCTGCCTAACCTCCCACCCACTTGGTGGAGTGTCCTCCCTTAAAAAATAAACGCACATTCTTGCAATGTGCCCCCATTAAAACAACGTAAACTTAGTAGTGGAGTTATGTAGGACGGCGGGGCAGTACCGCCCACCTACACCAAAAGGGTATAGTTTTGTATTCTTTTGATGTGGGTGAAATAGTGTTCGACTAGGTAATAAAAACTACTAGGCGTTAGTGAAGAAACACTTAAAAATCAACTAAAGTAAACGCTAACGCAAATACTTACGCAATCGCAGCCTGATAGGCGTACGATTTGAGGTGACTACAGCCTTATAACAAAAGTGAGCCGAGGATTGAATACGCCCGACCCAAAATTTGTTCATTAACTACTTCGGACCGTTGTAGTTATACCCCTTAGCTATTAACTTACTTTGGGAATAGGTTTCAGGCAGGGTTGACCTTAATAACCCTCCGTCATTAGCACGGGTTACATTCGATTTCATGTCGACTCCTACCTTTTTGCGTTCTTTTAGGGTGACGTGTGCACAGACCCTATTCAAATTAAGTTAAAGGAACAGTCATGAATCTTAGAGTGCTAAAAGACGCTGTACCTATAGGTCTACTAGATACCTTAAAAGGTATAGATGTACCCTGGTATTACAGACCCGGGGTTGTACACTATAATAACGACCCAACTGAAGGCCCGGGGCCTGGAGTATTTGTACACAGAGTCTTAGAGAAGGGGGAACATTTATCCTCCGAATTATTGAGTATACTCCACAGGATCGCTGTAGCTGCTATACACGCCTCGGGAGAGGAGGCGGAGGAGATATTAGTCATACGTATGGTACTAACTACAAAGACCAACCCTCCTTTAATAAACGATGCGCATATAGACAGGCCTGAGGAAGGAACAAGGACTGGTATTCTATACCTAGAAGACTCCGATGGGCCTACCATACTTTACCGAAATAAAGCAGATCTAAGGGAAATATCGAGTAAGTATAGGGGGGATTTTCACTCCTATATGCAGGACTATGTAAACCACACTGAACTAGAAGTATTCAGAGCGGTGGAACCTACCTTTAATACTTTGGTACTGTTCAATAGTAATACTATACATAGTGCTTCCTACCCTAGTAAATTTAAAACAAGAAAGATTTTAAATATAACGTATAAAGGTAAAACTGACTTATGAAATTAAATTTATGTACTAAGTGCATGCAAGCGGACAGTACTTGCCCTGTATATTCTTCAACTGAAGAAGTACTTAAGTGCGTGGAGTGGAGACCTTCATTAGATATTCTAATGGAGGAATTTACAAAAATGTCTACGCAGAACTCTGTTGTGAAAGTAAAAGGAGATGACTTCTCACCTAACTACCAAGGCATTCTAGTGCCTTAGCACTCACGCTTAGTCAGTGAGATAACGCTAAAGGTGGGCATCCACCCTCAGCCCTTAAAATCGTGGTAGTACAACAAAGTTAGAGTGACCTCGCCCTTCCGTCACTAAAATAAAAAGAAGGGCACTTGCGGGTATCGTATATCGGTAATACTCTGGGTTTCCAACCCAATAAGGCCAGTTCGATTCTGGCTACCCGCTCCACCTAATTAAGCCGAAGTAGCACAGTTGGTAGTGCAACTGATTTGTAATCAGTAGGTCGCCAGTTCGAGTCCGGCCTTCGGCACCACATTATAGCCTATAGTGTAAACTATAGGCTTTTTATTGCCCCTTTAGCTCAGCTGGTTGGAGCATCCGACTCATAATCGGCAGGTCGTTAGTTCAAGTCTAACAAGGGGCACCACTTTAAACAATAAGGAGAAAAAATGAGTAAGCAAATGATTGACGGAATCGTAAAGAAAGGACAAAAGTCTAGAGACGCTAATGGTAATAGAATTGTGAAGAAACTACTGAGCCACGGTTCTTATAGATGTGCTAGAAAGCCTAACAGTAAGCGTTGTAAATAGTGAGCGATGCAGAGATAGGGTTCTATGCCTTTATAATAGTCGCAACAGTTGGCTCTTACTTCGTAGGCCATAGGAAAGGTGTAAGTAACACAGTAGAGTTCCTAGAAGGCGAAGGAATAATAGAATTTGAAGAGGAAGGAAAGTTATGATACCAGTAGGAAAAAGATTAGTAATTAAACGAGATGAGAACGAAGGTAAGACAAGCTCAGGTATTCTCTTAGGAACAGCGGCTGAACGTCCGGCAACGGGAACTGTAATGTTCAACGGGCCGGATGCAAAACAGGTTTTTAAAGGTAATAGAGTTATCTTTATGAAGTTCGCAGGGACAGAAATTACCTATGAGGGAGATGAATTACTAATTATGGAAGAGAAGGATATTCTTGCTATAGTTGATTAAAAATGGGTATTGACATTTTTGGTGGGATTTGATATAATGGGAAATAAAATTATGAAATTAAGAAATAGAGTAGGAACAGGTTCACTTAATAGGAGATACTTATGGAAATAGGTGCTTATATGAGGTGGGTTAAAGACGTTAACCTAGAAGCAAGTAAAATTGGTAAATGTTTGTCCTGTTATACTCTCAACAGCGATACCCTAGGTGGGTATTACAAGGAGGGACTAACCCCCCTATTCGCGGTACTAAAACTTAATTTAGATGGACGTGCTAAAGATAGATGCGTATGTGAGGAGTCTGGTCTAAAAGGGTAAGTAGCCGCTAAAGGAACTATTATGGAACTTTGGGTCAACTACTACTTATCATTTGCTGTATCAGGAGCATTACTCGCATGGTGGAGAATTTTCTTACCCTCTATGCATTTACTATGGAAAGAAACCGAGGGGGATCACCCTATACTGAGAAGCCAAGTTATATCTGGCTCAGTTTGGATAGGGATCTCCGTACTATTTCTACCAGTATTAATAATACCTCTGTTACAGGAGAAGGCTAGGATTAGATTTATTCTTAGCCTAACGAACGGGTTTTTACAAAGAGGATAAACAAAAGGGAACTATATGTTCCCTTTTTTGCCCTATGCTAAATTTAAAACTTGACTTTTAGTTGAAAGTCTAGTATAATATACATATTAAAATTGAAAAAGGAAAATAAAAAATAATTATGGACAACATAAACCCAACACATTACAAAAGCCACCCGTCAGGGATTGAGGCTATTCAAGTTACTGAGCATATGAACTTCTGCTTAGGTAACGCAGTAAAATACATCTGGAGAGCTGATGATAAGCACTCAGATGGAGGTATTGAAGACCTTAAGAAGGCACAATGGTATATCGAAAGAGAACTAACAAGGAGATTAAATGCCGGTAATTGATAGGGATAACCAAGATATAGATGTAACTGCTATGGGGTCTGGTACCCCTGGAAACCATTGGAATAGTTTTACTAAAGCCACTCTTATTTCTTACTCCACTCCTAGTGCGGATATGTTAAAGGAAGGTTTGGAGAGTGCACAAGACTTAATTGCTTTCTGTGCTAGAGTTAGTAATCCTAGTAACCAGTTTAACAAAGAAACCAATGAGCAGCTTATTAAATACCTCATCAAACATAAACACTGGTCCCCCTTAGAGATGGTTAGTGCTACTATTGAGATTGAAACCACAAGGGATATTGCTCGCCAAATCCTAAGACATAGAAGCTTTAGCTTCCAAGAGTTCTCTCAGAGGTATGCAGACCCTACTAAGGATATGGCATTTATGCTACGTGAAGCGCGTATGCAGGACACAAAGAATAGACAAAACTCTATTAGAGTAGATGATAGTCGCTTGTCCGCTATGTGGAGAATACAACAAGAGAAAGTAATTGTAGCGGCTAAGGAAGCATATCAGTTTGCTGTGGACAATGGTATCGCTAAAGAGCAGGCTCGTGCAGTACTGCCTGAAGGTTGTACAATGTCCAGACTGTATATGAATGGTACGCTTCGCTCTTGGGTTCACTATATCGAGCTAAGAAGCTCTAATGGTACACAACTTGAGCACATTGAAGTTGCACAAAAGTGTGCTATAGAGATTGCTAAGATATTCCCACTTATGGAGGAGTTATAATGGTATACGATACACATATTGATAAATGGTTTGAAGATAGAGGTATAGTTGCTAACGGTAACGCAACTACTCAAGCACTAAAGACATTAGAAGAAGTACATGAATTACTAGTAGCTTTGAATGCAGATAATGAGCATGAAGTTATGGATGCTATCGGAGATACTTATGTGACCCTTAGAGGGGTTTGCTTAACCTATGGAGTAACTATGCAGAACTGTGTTAGTCAAGCGTATCACGAAATCAAAGACCGTAAGGGGTATTTAAACGAGGAAGGATTCTTTATTAAGGAGGAAGTATGAGTTGTAAGATATTTAGTTTAGGCGAAACAGTAAACAGTAAGAGAACAAAACTATTCTTAGGAGAAGACTCATGCAACAGAAACATTCAAACGTACCACGATCCTAAATACCCTTGGATACTTGAGTTTGCAGAGGAGATGAGAGCAATTGGAAACTGGAGCAAAA